CTTCTACGTCTGGAAACCACCAAAATGCAGGTAACAGTCCTTTCTTAATACCTCGCTGACAAAGCTCTACATGTTCCCACGCATTCTTAAAATAATCGTCATGATACCCTACTTGATCAATAAATTTCTTGTTAAAATAAGAGAACGCTCCTACACTATGCATGTTAAGAGCAATTTTAACACCGGCTGGGTATTCTACAATATAACGAGGATTCGGCTTTTTATAGTCAGGCGTTCTATTAGCGGGTCCATGGTAACCAAAGTTGAGATGTGTAATACCAGTAGCATTTGCTGCATCGATATATTTCATCCATACTTCAGAAGTTTTAATTACCTGGTCGTTTTCAACTAAAAAGATATGCTCACACCCCCTATTAATAAGAGTACGAATAGCATTATTTTTAGCTTTACCTACAGACTGATAAGGTGGTCTGTTGTTCATTACCTCAATACCTTCTGGAAGAGTACCGTCTGGTATCTTAGTGCCGTCATTTATAAGGATTAAGTCCGTTACCGGGCCTTTATTCTTAATAATACTCTCTACACATTGTTTAGTGTATTCGAGTCTATCGCATGCAATTACTGCTACTCCTATTTTCATGTGTTGGTTTGGGCTTTGTGATAAAGTTCAGTTACGTATGTCTTTACCTTATCTTTATGCTTTATCTCAAGTAAATCAATGAATTCAGAGATAGAATTCTCAACACTAATGTTAAAATCCTTTGCAAGAGCTTCCTCTGCATTAAACTTACTCATTTCACTATAATCGTATTCTAGAGTAAACTCAACTGGTTTGATAGAAACCAACTTACGAATAATTTTATCTACTGATGCAGGATCAAGCTGTTTATCGATATAAAACTTTACAATGTTATTGTGTATAAACCCCTTAATCGATTCAGCGGTATAAACTCCGTTAGCTAGTTCAGAATATCTAATCTTATTATAACGCGGTGAGATGGTATTCTCAATAAATTCATACTTTAAAGTATCAAGATCGAGAATATACAATCCCTTAGTAGTATTATAATCTCCCCAGTCTTGCTGGTAAGGGCACCCTACATACAGAATTGTACCATTGCTATACTTTCTTTCTTCTCTGTGATGGAAGTGACCAGTAATAGTAAGCTTAGCTCTATCAGTTAAATCAGATGCCTTAAGACCGTTAGTACAGACCTTAAAACTATTCATTTTAAAACTATTAATCTCAAAATGACCCACAATAAGATCACACTGTGGTACTTCATTAATGTCCTGGCCCCATGGGCAAAAGGCTATCTTTTTACCTTGAAGATTAGCCACCACAAGAGTATCAATGACAGTAATATTAGACCAGCCTCTGAGAATAGAAACTGAGTTAATATCAGACTTGTCGCGATAAAAGGCGTCGTGATTTCCAACAGTAATGATAATATTGAAATTGCGAAGAACATCGAAGATAGCAGTAGTATTATGAAGAGTGTTAACAGCAATATCATTACGGTCATGAAAAATATCTCCAGGAATAATAATGTCCTTTATGCCGCGTTGTTTAAACTGTTCAGCAGCCCACTTAGCATGATCTAAAGCGATCTTATGCCAAATTTCACTATTACGGTGAACACCGTAATGTGGGTCTGAAAAAATACCTACTTCTGAATTAATAATTTTCATTCTTTTTTGGATTAACTTGATCATCTACCCCTACCCCTGGACCAATAACACTATACACCTCTTCTTGATAAGCTGCAAGCGTATCTCTCATACGTTTTTCTTTTTTAATACGACTACGCCAGCAATTAAATGAAATGGAATTAAAATATGAAAATGGATTAAATCCTTTATCAAACTTGTACTTTTTATCCTTTAAAGCATTAAACATATTAATGAGAGAGTCTCCGATAGCCTCTTCTTTAAAAGTATAATTAATAAAATTAGGAGCATGCGCTAGACCGTAAGCAATATTCTTAATCATAAGAGCCAGCTTATCAGTTATAACATCAGTCTGATAATACATCTGTAACTCTTCAGTAAATTCTTTGGGACTTACATAATACTCTTTTTTTTGCTTAGGTACAAATTCTTTAGGTTTATCAGCTTTCGGTGATTGTTTTGTGTTTGATTTGGATTTTTTCAAGGTCATAGAATTGTTTACGCTTATCAAAATGTTTCTTTCCGTATACTAGATTGTCAACTAAATCTATAATTGTAAGAATTTCTTTGTTTTCATGTATACGAAGTCCGCGACCGATAGACTGTAAGGTTTTAATTTTAGACTTTCCACCTGCCGCAAACATAATATAATGTATGTTTTTAATAGAAATTCCAGTAGAGAAAATCTTACTTATAGCAACACATACAACATTGTCTTGTTTCTCCATTAGCTGCTGTATTTTTCTTCTATCTTCTACTTCAACACTTCCTTGTATGAAGTACACTTCCTTACCTTCGAGTGTTTGAAGTTCTTTGTACATTCTATCTCCGTGTGCAATATGATCAACAAGAATAAGACAGTTATTCTTTAGATTACCTACTAAACGTTTAATAACGTTGTATCTAAAAGCACTATTGTGTATAAAGTCTAATTCAAACAAGTACCTTTGACTTGCTGATACTGCAGTATAATCTGGTTTAAAGTTATACTCCAACTCAAGAGCTATAGCTTGAGCATTAGCAATGTACTGCCCTTCTCCTTCATCTCGTAAGTTAGAGGTAGTCTTTTCGTAGATAACCGGTCCTAGACGGCCAATAATATTCCATGTATCAATAGGATCTTCTGGAAGCGTACCAGTAAACCCAAAACGATTAAAGGTAGGAATCTTATCTACAAGTTTATTAACTTTATTACCATTACGTAATTTATGACATTCATCTACAAACAAACAAGTTACTTGGTTAAACCAGCTAATATCAGAATTGTCACTCTGTAAAATGCCTAAATTAGCAATGACAACATTTCTACTAAGATCTACTTCGTGACTTCCAGTCCACTTAGTAATCATATGTTCAGGAATACCGTATGATATAAAATCATTATAAGTCTGAGCAACTAGACCAATATCAGGTACAATGATAAGAACTTTACCCATCTTAAAGTCTATGTTACTCAGAAGAGTAGCCATAATAAATGTCTTACCACCACCAGTGCCTACTACTATAGTGCCATGTCCTTTTTCGAGAGCAGCACTTACTGCCTCTCTTTGATACGGTCTCAGCTTTAATGAACAATCTAGCTCTTTATGGAGACCAGCTTTATAGGGTAGATTAGCGAGTAAGTTAACATACTCTAAACTATAAACAATCTCAAACGGGATGTTAAGGGTTTTGAGATAACTTTCTATTTCTGGTACTAAACCTACATCACAATAACCAGCCGGGGTTATAGCATAAATGCGCTGCGGAATAAACCGCTGAAAACGATTAAACCGTGCACCCGGGTTCTTTACTGAAAAGTGCTCTCGAATGTTACTGAAATAATCAGAAACAATCTTTACCTCTCTACGTTTAAGATCATATTGAAACTCTACTCTCATTATGTGGTTTCAAGTTTTTGTAAATCTATTACATTCTTACAATCAAAAGTAAGAGAGCTAATAGCCTTTTCAATTTTTTCAAGATACTCAACTACAAGTTCGAGCTCTTCTATCTTTTCTTGTATAGCTGCTAACTTAGGGTCATTAAGGGCAGCTTGCTCAAGAGCTGTTTTAGATAATGCAACCGGGGCACTAGCTACATATTCTTTAATATGTTTTTTCTTAGCAAACTCAAGTTTCTTAAGTTGCGACTTATGATTCATTTGAATGCTTACCCACTTATGTTTAATAATAGGTACCATCATGGATTTGTCTTTAATGCTTAGTTCATCGATCTTAAGATCTTCATGAAGCTCTCGCGAGTACCTTTGCATAAGAGACTCTGTACTATTATTTTCCATAAATATAGTGTAAGTATAGTATAAAATCTAAAGAACTCAACATGTTAAAATTTAATACTCTATATAAAAAACTAATGGAAGACATGGGTGGTGCTGATGCTGCTGTACCCGGCACAACCGGACAAGCTTTAGGTCCTACTCAAGCACAACCTGCCCAAATTGGCAAAAGCGGGGACTTTTATGCTCCTGGAGATGCAAGAAATTTATTTGGTGCCCCTACTAAAAAGAAAGCCAAGAACAAATTTAAACCACCTGGTTTTAAAAAGGGTAAGATTATCCGTAGAACATTACCAACGATGTAGTAATTAGCTACATGGACTTAGGTC